ATTTTTTTTTTCGACCGCTGAGGATAACCCTGCCGGCGTGATCGGCATGATCGGCTCGTGATCGGCTCTCATTGACTGCGGGAAAGCGCAAATGATCGGGGATCGGTAATCGTACAACCAAAGTATACGATTACTTGTGACGTGAGAGACAGTCTTCCAGGCCAGGGCAAGAATGCCACTCGTGATGGCGGTTGAGAAATCTGCGAAGTTGGATGGAACGTTGGTCCCACTTACGGTCGTGCACGTCATGTGGAATGATAGCAATGTCACGTACAGTATACGTGTGATTTGCGAAAAAGTGTTGGACAGAGTCATAGTTGCAGGCAGAGGACCGGATAGTCGGAGGAATGGGGAGACCGTCGGCTATGTACATAGCCTCCCATTTGAGGAATTCTGCGGAGACGGGCTTCTTCGCCCGGGTATCATCCTTGGCAGGATACCAGGCGTGGAGTTCGGTCCTGTCTGTGGGGAGGAGTGTGGAGATGAGTTGTGTGTGGTCGTCCTTGTCCAGGTACTGGGCGAGCCAGTCATCATTGTACATGATCTTCACCTTGACGGCGTGCTTGGTGCGGAGGTCGTCGGGGAGACAGGCGGCGACCTTGCGGCGGAAGTTGGAGAGGGTGGATGATTCTTTGAGGTAGACTGCGGCATGATTGTGCGTAGCGGTGCCTTCCTTTTCTGTGATCGAATGATGAAATGTACTGGAGCGTTCGTACAGCTTTGTGAGGAGACACAGGTGATCGTCGGTGACTCCATCGCGGGGACGGACGGTGACGGCGTATGAAGCATACTTGACGTCGTGTGGCATTGTAGATGATCATACAAAAAAAATGTGGTCGGACGGAAAAACTGACAACTATCAGTTTTTTTGTTCATACGAACCGGGCAGCCAGGGTAATTCTAGCTCCAATGGCGGAAATGTGGTTGATCATAAGATCGATGGAGGCATGGGGGCTGCCAACAGAGATCGGGAAAATGATAGCGGACATTGAATGGCAGAGATGGTTGAAGGATGAAGGACTGGACTTGTATGAAGATGATGAATAACCGGGGTAATTCTAGCTCCAATAGCGTAACTGAGCTCGCTCCGCTCGCTATCAACTCGCTTCGCTTCGCTCGCTCGTCGGGAATTAACCTCTATGGTGTTCGAGCCTTCGGCGACGTGACTGTGTTGTTAGGCAGAGGGAGCATACTTAAAACATGTTGGCCATACCAGTAGGATCGCGCCAACAGACTGTGCGAGTTGCGGAGCAGATAACGTCTTGGACGTCACCTTGCAAAGGATCGGATGCGCTGATGAGACACCAGAGCGGAGCCTGCAAACTGGAGTTGAGTGGGCCCCAGTTGCCTTCAGTGTATTCGGGAACCTGAGTAGAGGCGGCGGAGGTAGGACGAGTCTCGTTCTGTGTGCGAACACGGTTGAGCTTAGTGTAGATAGAGACGAAACGAGAGTTGCCAGTGGTACCTTGTACAGTGCCGACATTAGCGTCGGGTCGAGAACTGTTGAGATACACCCACCTTGTGAGGATCTTGTCGAAGTAAACGGATGAAATCTTGTTAGTACACTCGGCGAGGCCACCGAAGTGATTCAGTGAACCGGGAAGGATGAGGGACGGCGTGACACCGGCGTTCGGGGTAAACGCCTTTGCTTTAGCACGAAACACGTCGATACGGATGCGGGTGTCGGTAAGACGAAGGTTGCCTTCGAACTTGAAGGTGATTTTCTGCCAGCACTCAAAAATCTTACCCGAGTTGGGGATATCCTTGTTGACATTGAGCCAGAACGGATTCAGGCCAAGAGGCTGGGACGTCCACATATTAACCTGCTGGAGGACGCCAGCCGTATCCTTCTGATACCAGTAGCCACCATAAGTCGGAGGGCTCGTGGTGACATCACCCTTGGAAAAGTCGGAGAGGTCGAGGAGGATGGGACGACCGTTGACAGGGCTGACATTCTGGCGTGACTGCTGAAAGTTCTTCTGTACGGAGCCATACTGAGACATCTTCAGCTTGTGGAGCATGCGGGCGTTGCGGTTGATCGCGAGGGCATTCGTGCGAGTGCTCTTGCGGACAGTTCGCTTAACCTTAGGGATGGGAACAGCCTTCTTAGTAGAAGTACGACGATAAGTCCGAGTAGACTTGCGACGAGTTCGGTGGTAGCCATAGGCCATGGTGGGGGTTTAACCATACGAAAATATTTTTTTTTTCGACCGCTGAGGATAACCCTGCCGGCGTGATCGGCATGATCGGCTCGTGATCGGCTCTCATTGACTGCGGGAAAGCGCAAATGATCGGGGATCGGTAATCGTACAACCAA